TGCCGATGGAAAAATGGGATGCCTGCGCGTTTCCAGTGGATTCGGAGGAACTGGAAGGCAGGGACTGCTACGGCGGCTTGGATCTTTCCAGCACATCGGATATCACGGCATTCGTCCTGGTGTTCCCTCCCAGGACCGCAGATGAGAAGTACATCGTGCTTCCCTTCTGCTGGATCCCGGAGGACAACATGCGGCTGCGTGTCCGGAGAGACCATGTTCCCTATGATGTCTGGGAGAAGACCGGGCATCTGATGACGACGGAAGGCAATGTGATCCATTACGGCTTCATTGAGCATTTCATAGAGAAGCTGAATGAGAAGTACCACATCTGTGAGATTGCCTTTGACCGCTGGGGAGCTACCCAGATGGTGCAGGACCTGGAGGGCATGGGATTTACGGTCGTGCCCTTTGGCCAGGGCTATAAGGACATGAGCCCGCCCACCAAGGAGCTGATGAAGCTCGTGCTGGAGCAGAGGATTGCCCACGGCGGACATCCTGTCTTACGCTGGATGATGGATAACGTCTTCGTCCGGACCGATCCTGCCGGCAATATCAAGATGGATAAGGAAAAGTCTACAGAGAAGATCGACGCCGCTGTGGCGACTGTCATGGCGCTCGACCGGGCGATACGACATGGGGCACCACAGAACAGTGTTTACGATTCCAGAGGAATCCTGTTTATCTGACATGTGGATTTTGGTATGATGAGTAAAGCCACATAGATTGTAGAAATCGGGGTTATAGTAGTCTCTACTGCTGGTTGAGTACATAGAAATGTCGGAAAATGATAGACTCAACCGTCAGTACATGTTCATATGTGCTGGAATTTTTTATCATCGCCAGTGAAAGGAGGGCTCCCGAATGGATCAGGAGAAAATTGGAAAATTCATATCATCCTGCAGGAAGAGCACCGGTCTGACGCAGGCAGCACTGGCGGAGAAACTCGGGATAACGGACCGCGCAGTCTCTAAATGGGAAAATGGCAGGAGTATGCCAGACGCATCCCTTATGCTGGAGCTATGTGAAATCCTGAAGATTACAGTAAATGAACTCCTGAGCGGCGAGCGATTGGATATGGAAAACTACAAGGAAAAAGCTGAAGAGAATCTGCTGCAGCTTCAGAAGCAGGAGGAACTGAACAACAAGAAGCTGCTCTCACTCGAAGTCGTGATTGGCTATATCAGTTCTATTTCTTTTATGGTGCTGATCTTTGCTGCGAGTTTTGCGGTGACATCCTCTGTATGGAGGATAGTGATGATCCTTATTGCCGCAGGAATCTTCGTGATTGGAATGCTTTACTGCCTGCGGCTGGAGCATGATGCCGGTTATTATGAATGCCCTAATTGCGGAAAAAAGTACGTGCCATCCATGAAGGCGGTCATCATGGCACCGCACATGGGCAGAAGCAGGAGAATGAAGTGCCCCTACTGTGGAAAAAGGGGATTTCACAAGAAGGTCTTGACGAAATGACTATAGAAATAGTAATACGGATTATGATTTGATAACCAGAAAAACATTGGAGATAATAGGATCAACACAGAGCATCTGCCGGAGCAATCCGACGGGTGCTTTTCTTTTGCCCTGAGGGAGGCGGACATGATCATTCTTTCGATTATCGGATTCCTCCTGATCAGGGAGGCACTGAATGGAATGGAGGATTTCAGATGAGCATATTTTCAGGGATGTTTAAGAGCAGAGATAAGCCTAAGGATTCTACAGCGGGAAGCTCGTTCAGCTTCCTGTTCGGAAGTACAGCGGCCGGAAAGCCGGTGAATGAGCAGACCTCGATGCAGGTCACGGCGGTGTACTGCTGCGTGAGGATCCTGTCCGAGGCAGTGGCAAGCCTGCCGCTTCATCTATACCGGTATACCTCTGAGGGAAGCAAGGAGAAAGCGGTGGATCATCCGCTTTATTTTCTGCTCCACAATGAGCCGAATCCGGAGATGACGTCCTTTGCCTACCGGGAAACGATGATGACGCATCTTTTGCTGTACGGGAACTGCTATTCGCAGATCATCCGGAACGGCAAGGGAGAGGTCGTTGCTCTGTACCCGCTGATGCCAAACCGGATGCGGGTGGACAGGGACACGAAGGGTCAGCTTTATTACGAATACCAGACCGGGCAGGACGAGGCCAGGACCATGAAAGGCACGATCGTAAGGCTCCAGCCCAAGGATGTGCTTCACATTCCGGGACTCGGCTTTGACGGACTGGTCGGCTACAGCCCGATTGCGATGGCGAAGAATGCAGTCGGAATGGCGATTGCCTGTGAGGAATACGGTGCAAAGTTTTTTGCGAACGGGGCAACGCCGGGAGGAATCCTGGAGCATCCGGGAGTTGTGAAGGATCCGGAGAAGGTCCGCGAGAGCTGGATGTCAGCCTTCGGAGGCAGCGCCAATTCCAATAAGGTGGCAGTTCTGGAAGAGGGTATGAAATATACGCCGATTTCCATCAGTCCGGAGGAGGCTCAGTTCCTGGAGACAAGGAAGTTCCAGATCGATGAGATCGCGCGAATCTTCCGGATCCCGCCGCATATGATCGGGGACCTGGAAAAGAGCTCCTTCAACAACATCGAGCAGCAGTCGCTGGAATTTGTGAAGTATACGCTGGATCCCTGGGTCTGCCGCTGGGAGCAGTCCATGGAGCGGTCGCTCCTCAGCCAGGAGGAAAAGAAGGATTACTTCTTCAAGTTCAACGTGGACGGGCTTCTGAGAGGTGATTACCAGTCCAGGATGCAGGGTTACGCAGTCGGTCGGCAGAACGGCTGGATGTCCGCGAACGATATCCGAAGCCTCGAGAACCTGGACCTGATCCCGGACGAGGATGGTGGAAATCTCTATCTCGTGAACGGAAACATGACCAAGCTCTCGGAGACGATCTCTTACAGCGGCGGGCAGAATTCAGGTAATGCAGCTTCAGGATCGGAGGACACCGGTGAAGAAAAGACGCAAAGGCATGCTCCCGGGGAAGCTGGGGAGAGGCAGGTACAAAGACATGGAGGAGGATTATGAAAAGAAAGTTCTGGAACTGGGTGCGGAACGAAGGGCAGGATGCCTTCGGATCCGACCGCACACTTTACCTCGACGGGGAAATTTCAGATGAGACCTGGTTCGGGGATGAGGTCACACCGCAGCTGTTCAAGGATGAGCTGAATGCCGGAAGCGGGAATATCACGCTGTGGATCAACTCTCCTGGCGGAGATGTTTTTGCGGCGGCTCAGATCTACAACATGCTGATGGACTACAAGGGTGATGTGACAGTCAAAATAGATGCTTTGGCAGCTTCAGCTGCAAGCGTGATCGCTATGGCGGGCACAAAGGTATGCATGAGCCCGGTAGCCATGCTGATGGTCCACAACCCGGCAACGGTTGCCATCGGGGACGCCGAGGAGATGCAGAAGGCCATCGACATGCTGAACGAGGTCAAGGAAAGCATCATGAATGCCTACGAGATCAAGACCGGCATGTCCAGGCACAAGATCTCGCAGCTCATGGATGCAGAAACCTGGATGAACGCCAGGGAGGCCGTCAAGCTGGGCTTTGCTGATGAGATCCTGTTTGACAAGGAGCAGGACGAGGCAGCGAACAGCAAGGATCCGGGCGTCGAGATGCTCTTCAGCCGCAAGGCAGTTACGGATTCCCTGCTGTCCAGGCTCATCCCGAAGAACAGGCATAAGTCTGATGCCGAAGAGGAGCCTGCAGCAGAGAAGCATGGAGTTGAAACGAAGGAGGCCGGGATTCCGGTCGCACAGCTTGAGAAGAGACTGTCTCTTCTCTCACATTAAGGAGGATGAAAGCAATGAGCAAGATTATGGATCTGATGGAGAAGAGAGCGAAGGCATGGAACGCGGCGAAGGAGTTCCTGGACAGTCATTCCCAGGACGGCGGCAATGTCTCCGCGGAGGATGCCGCGGTTTATGACCGCATGGAGAAGGAGGTTACGGAACTCACAAAGGATATCGAGCGCCTGCAGAGGCAGGAAGCCATCGACCAGATGCTGAATCAGCCGACCAGCAAGCCGATCACGGACAGACCGGTCCAGACGAAGGGCGAGGAGAAGACCGGAAGGGCGACGGATGAGTACCGCAAGGCATTCTGGGACAACATCCGCCATCCCGGCAATCCGGTTCTCAGAGATGTTCTTGAAGTCGGAACGGACGGCAACGGCGGATATCTGGTTCCGACCGAGTTCGAAAGGACTCTTGTGCAGGCTCTGGATGAGAACAATGTTATGAGGACCATCGGCTGCAAGATTATTACGACTCAGAATGAGCGTAAGATCCCGGTGGCAGATGGTCATACCGTTGCGGCATGGACTGCCGAGAACGGTGCCTACAAGGAGAGTAATCCGACCTTCGCTCAGAAGAGCATCGATGCCTACAAGCTCACCGACCTGATCAAGGTCTCTGATGAACTCCTGTCCGACAGCTTCTTCGACATCGAGGGTTACATTTCCGAGGAGTTCGGTAGAGCCTTCGGTGAGGCTGAGGAGGACGCCTTCATCAATGGCGCGATCCAGAGCGGACAGACGGTGATCGACCGTCCGACCGGCCTGTTCTCCAAGGCAACAGCAGGCGGAGCTCCGCAGGGTGTCGCTGCCGCAAGTGCTACGGCTATCACAGCGGATGAGCTGATCAGCCTGGTCTACTCTCTGAAGGCTCCTTACCGCAGCAAGGCAAAGTTCCTCATGAACGATGCAACGGTGGCTGCAATCCGCAAACTGAAGGACAGCAACGGTGTCTACATGTGGCAGCCTTCTCTGACTGCAGGCCAGCCGGACAGACTGCTCGGCTATGAGCTGTACACCTCTCCGAAGGTACCGGTCATGGCAGCAGGTGCAAGGGCTGTTGCCTTCGGTGATTTCTCCTGCTACTGGATTGCGGACCGCGCCGGACGCACGATGAAGCGTCTGAACGAGCTTTACGCAACCAATGGACAGGTAGGCTTCACCTGCACGGAGCGCGTCGACGGCAAGCTGATCCTGTCCGAGGGTATCAAGATCCTCGACATGAAGGCAGGCGCCTGATCAGAAGAATAACGGGGCTCCGGTATGATCCGGGGCCCTTTGCTTTGGAGGTGAGTATGGCTCTGGTAACACTGGAAGAGGCAAAAGCATATCTCAGGGTCGATACCGCGGACGAAGATTCCCTGATCCAGAGCCTGCTTGCATCCTCGGAGAAGCTGGCAATGGACGTGGCAAGGCTTCCGGCGGAAGAGGTCCCGGAGCATCAGGAGCTCATGAAGACGGCGGTGCTGTTCACCTTGGGGTATCTCTATGAGCACAGGGAGGATGCGGATCATCATGAGCTGGTGATGACGCTAAGGAATCTTCTGTTCTCCATCCGGGAAGGGAGGCCGATAATCACATGAACATCGCGAAGCTCCACAAGAGGATCCTGTTTCAGGTGAATGCCGTTACGGCGGATCGATACGGCAACCACACGAGCGGATGGAAGGATTACTTTTCCGCGTGGGCCACGATCGGAACGGACAGTTACGGGTCCGAAGACAAGGGCGTAGTCATCAATTCGGAGGAGACACTGAACTTTACGACAAGGTGGTGTGCGGAGTTGGCGACGGTGGAATCGACGAAGTACAGGATTCTCTGTGAGGGGAAGACCTACAACATTATTTTCGTGAATCCGATGGGTTATAAGCATCAGTCTCTGAAGTTCACGGGTAAGCTTTATAAGGAAAAATCCTAATGAGCGTAGGACCTGAATTGGTTTTTCGGAGGGGAGTTCTATGAGCGACAGGGTAACGATTGATGGGATGACAGACGCCATCATGGACGAGTTGGAGAAATACCGGGACATGGCGGCAGAGGATCTAAAGCAAGCGGTCAAAGAGACCGGGAACGATGTGAAGAAGGACATCTCCGCCAATGCACCGGTCAGGACCGGGAAGTATAAGAAGTCCTGGGCAGTGAAGAAGACGGCCGAGACAGCGGAATCCATAGAGCTGGTCGTTCATTCCAGGAACCGGTATCAGATCGCTCACCTTCTGGAGAACGGGCATGCGAAAAGAGGAGGCGGCAGGGTGGCTGCCATTCCCCATATCAAGCCCGCGGAACAGAGAGGAGAGACAGAGCTTGTAGAGAAGATCAAGCGGAAGCTGGAGGGAGGCGGCTGATGTGACATACGATGAAACCATGGCGATGCTGCAGGAAACTGGCCTGCCGCTTGCCTACGATCATTTTGCTGAGGGCGAATCTCCGGATCCGCCTTTTTTGGTGTTTCTTATTCCGGAATCGGAAAATGTTTTTGCCGATGATACGGTCTACCAGAAGGTCGAGGACCTGAACGTGGAGCTGTATACGGACAGGAAGGACCCGGAACTGGAGAAGAAGCTGGAAACGATATTGACGGAGCACCAGTGCCCGTACGTAAAGACCGAGGTCTGGATTCCGGATGAGCGGATGTACGAGGTGCTCTATCAGACGCAGATCATAAAGGAGGATTGAGATGGCTGCAGTAAAGAACAAGGTGAAGTTCGGTCTGAGGAACTGCCATTACGCGCTTGCGACGATGGACGATTCCCAGAACGTGACCTTCAGTACACCCGTGCCGATTCCAGGCGCGGTGTCTCTCTCGCTGAGTGCGGAGGGCGATAATGATCCGTTCTATGCGGATGATTCGGTTTATTTCCTGGTGGCGACCAACACCGGATATTCCGGTGACCTGGAGGTCGCCATGATCCCGGAGAGCTTCCTGAAGGATGTCCTGAAGGAAACGGAGGATGCCAACGGAGTCATCGTGGAGAACAAGGACGCCGAGCCGGCGCATTTTGCCCTGCTCTTTGAGTTCACAGGTGACAAAAAGCAGATCCGTCACTGCATGTACTACTGCAGTGCGACGAGGCCTGCCATGGAAGGCGATACCAAGGAAGACAAGACGAACGTAAAAACCGAGAAGATCTCGATCACGGCGACACCGCTGCCCAACGGCATTGTGAAGTCCAAGACGGGATCCAATACCTCGGATGCCGTCTACAACGACTGGTACAAGGAGGTCTACATGCCGTCCGCAACGCCGGCGTCTACGGAGACAGAAACAGGTGCCTGAGAGCAAGGGCTGCGGTGGGTGAAAGTATCAACTGCCGTAGCCTGATTATCAGATTTGGCAGGAAATTCCTGCCGGAGGGACAGTATGGCGGTTACAAAAGAGATTGAAATTGACGGGATTCCGGTGAAGTTCAAGGCTTCGGCGGCCATCCCGAGATTATACAGAAACAAGTTCGGAAGAGACATTTACAGGGATCTGGCAAAGCTGCAGAAGGCAATCGAGGAGAACGACGCGGAGAATTCCTCTCTGGATAACTTCTCCCTGGATGTATTCGAGAGCCTTGCCTGGCTTTCCGCCTGGCATGCGGATCCGCAGCATGTACCGGACAATCCGGACGAATGGCTGGATCAGTTCAACACCTTTTCCATCTATGAGATTCTGCCGCAGATCATTGAGCTCTGGGGCATGAACGTGGAACAGCAGGTCGAAGCTAAAAAAAACTTCCCGCCACAGACCGGGAAATGACGACGCCGCTTTTTCTGCTGCGGTGTGTGCAGCTGGGAATCAGTCTCAGGGATCTGGACCTTTTGACTATAGGGACGGTCAACGACATGTACGCGGAGATGAGCAACGACGACTACGACGGGTACTGCGAGATTGCAACAGAAGCCCAGATGGATGCATTTTAACAGGATTTGAAGGAAGGAGGCCGGCATGGCGGACAGGATAAAGGGCATAACTGTCGAGATCAATGGTGATACCACCGGTCTCTCGAAGGCTCTTTCGGGAGTCAACAAGGAGATCAGGAATACCCAGGCACAACTCAAGGACGTGAACAAGCTCCTGAAGCTGGATCCGGGAAATACGGAGCTGATCGCTCAGAAGCACAAGCTCCTGCAGCAGGCGGTCGAGGAGACGAAAAAGAAGCTGCAGTCTCTGAAGGAAGCTCAGAAACAGGCGGACGAGGCACTGAAGAACGGGACCATTTCTCAGGAGCAGTACGACGGACTGCAGAGGGAAATCGCGGAGACTACCCAGAAGCTGAAGGATCTGGAAGCCCAGGCGGAACAGTCCGCAACGGCGCTGCAGAAGATCGCTGCGGCTGGCGGCAAACTCAAGGACATCGGCGGGAAGGTCTTCGGGATCGGAAAAGACCTGACGACCTATGTGACGGTTCCACTGGCAGCGGCTGGTGCTGCGGGCGTGAAGTCCTTTGCTGACGTCGACAAGACGATGGCTCTTGCCAACAAGACTATGGGGAACACGGCGGAGCAGGCGAATACACTGAACGCTGCCATGAAGGATGCGGCTGCCAATTCCACCTACGGGATGAGCGATGCCGCCAATGCTACCCTGAACTTCGCAAGAGCGGGTCTTGATGCAGAACAGTCCGCAGCTGCCCTGGCACCAGCGATGAACCTGGCTGCCGGCGAGGGCGGAGATCTGGATACGGTTTCTGCAGGACTCGTGGCGACGATCAACGGCTTTCACGGATCCTTTGAGGAGGCAGGGACCTATGCGGACGTCTTTGCCTCTGCCTGCAACAATTCGGCACTGGATGTGAACAGTCTGTCATCGGCTATGTCGGTGGCAGCGCCGATCTTTTCCTCCGCAGGCTACAAGGTCAATGACGCAGCTCTCTACATGGGCGTTATGGCCAACAACGGTATTGAAGCCGACAAGGCTGCCAATTCCCTGAAGACCGGTATCGCAAGGCTTGTCTCCCCGGCCAAGGACGGGGCGGAGATGATGGAGCAGCTGGGAATCTCCATCACGAATTCCGACGGATCCATGAAGGATTCCGTTACCGTGCAGAAGGAACTGCATGACGCTTTTGCGAACCTGTCGGAGTCGGAGCAGATTGCGGCAGCATCGGCCATCTTCGGAAAGAACCAGATGGCACCCTGGCTGGCGCTGATCAATACGGCGCCGGGAGATGTGAATGAGCTGAATGCTTCCCTGGCAGCCTGCGGTGGGACGACACAGGATATGGCGGACACCATGATGAACGGCTTCGGCGGCTCCATTGAGAAGCTGAAGTCCTCTATCGATGTGCTTGTCTATTCCCTTGGCCAGGCGCTGGCACCTACGATCCAGAGCGTGATCAATTTCCTGCAGGGACTTGTGGACAAGTTCAATGCCTTAAGTCCTGCCCAACAGGACCTAATCGTGAAGATCGGACTCTTTGCTGCGGCAATCGGGCCGGTTCTCCTCATTGTAGGAAAGCTGATGTCAGCGGTCGGGTCCATCATGACGGTGGTTCCAAAGCTGGCGAGTGTAATCAGCACAGTGAAGGGAGCCTTTGCCGCCTTGAATGCGGTCATGCTGGCGAATCCAATCATGATCGTCATTGCCGCAATCGCAGGACTGGTAGCAGCGTTCATTTATCTATGGAATACGAACGAGGAATTCCGCCAGTTCTGGATCAATCTCTGGGAGAGCATCAAGCAGGCGGCGGTCACGGCCTGGAATGCGATCGGAGAATTCCTGAAGGGCACTTGGGAGGGAATCAAAAGTACCTGTCAGACAATCTTCAATGCGATCAAGACATTTTTCCAGACAGTATGGAACGGAATCAAGAATATCTTCTCTACAGCAGTCGGTGCCGTGAAGACAGTGGTCACCAATGCCTGGAATGCCATCAGGACGGTCACCTCGACCGTATGGAATGGTATTAAGTCCGTGGTGACGGGAGCAATTACTGCCATCAAAAACGGAATTTCCATCGGGCTTACCGCAGCGAAGAACACGGTCACCAATATCCTGAACGGAATCAAGAACGCCTTCTCTACAGTCTGGGAGGGAGCGAAGAATATCGTCTCCGGTGCCATTGAGAAGATCAAGGGCATGATGAACTTCCACTGGGAGCTGCCAAAGCTCAAGCTCCCGCATTTTTCCATCACAGGAAAGTTCAGCCTGGATCCGCCTTCCATCCCGAAGATAGGAGTGGAGTGGTACCGGAAGGCAATGGGAAATGGAATGATCCTCGATTCACCGACTATCTTCGGTGCAGCCGGCGGAAAACTCCTTGCTGGCGGTGAAGCAGGACCGGAGGCTGTGGTCGGGGTAGATTCATTGAGAACGATGATCCAGGAGGCAGTTGCCGGACAGACCGCGGTGCTTGCTCAGGCAATTGGAGCGGCCGGCGGAGACATCACAATTCCGGTTTATGTAGGCGGAACGCTCTTGGACGAGATGGTCATCACAGCGCAGAACCGGCAGAACCTTAGATCAGGAGGTAGGTGAGTGAATGGCTTTTATACAATATCTGACCTTTGATAATGTGGCGATTCCTCGGCCGGACTCCTATGAGGTACAGCTTTCTGATGTGGAGGCGGATTCCGGCGGGGAGACTGAAGCCGGGACGATACAGAGAGACATCGTGAGGACGGGAGTCGCGGAGATTCCTGTCTCTTTTTCCGTCAGTCCTTCCTGGATGAAGCGGTTGACGGTCTTTAAGAACAAGGCTTCCATCTCGGTGAAGTATTATGATCCGGAGACGGCAGCTGTGAAGACGGCGGAGATGTACATTGACGGGTTTAAGGCAAAGCTGGTGCAGGATACGAGTTATGGAGGACTATGGAGCGTTTCCTTTACACTGAGGGAATTCTGATTGAGTGAATCGGTCAAGACTGATATGATGGATAAAACAAATCAGAAGTTGTGAGGAATAAGACATGCAGAACAGAACAATAAAAAATATTTTAAAAAAGATCATTCTGATCGTAATAGGTTCTGTTGTTTCTGCCTATGGAATTGACCTTGCTATTTATGCAGGATTTGGAGGAGCCACTTTAGCCGTATTATGGCAGGGGGTCACACATGTTACGGGATTGACGATAGGACAATCATCATTTCTCGTTGCAGTTATTATGATCATTTTCTGCTGGTTCTATGACAGAAAACAGATTTATTTTGGAACAATAATATACCAGATCGTCTACAGCACCTGTACGGATCTGCTGAAGCCGCTTGTGCGTTACTCACATTGGGCAGTCTTGAATTTTATGATTATGCTGTTGGGAATTTTTCTATTTGCCGTGGGGACAGCCCTGTATTCCTTTACGGACTGGGGACGGGGGAGTTACGAAGCACTGACATTTGCATTGGTTGAAAAACATCATTGGCAGACGAGGACTGTGCGGACGTTATTGGATCTCTCTGTCGTCGTTTTAGGTGTTTTGCTTGGTGGAAAGTTTGGCCTGTGTACTGTTTGCACGATAATTCTCTCCGGAACAATGATTCAGTTCACACTAAAACAGCTTAAACGACTAACTGCCCGATAACTCCCAGTTTGTCGGGGCATTTAACGGCGATTGAAGCCAATGATTTCAAGAGATCGGAGCAGTCCGGTCTCTTTTCTTTTGCCATGAATGAGGAAGGAGGCGGGTTATGTATCCGGTAAGTGATGCGTTTCTGCAGGCGGTACAGAGGAAAACCCGCCATTATTACTGGACAGGGAAGATCACGACGACCGGCGGGGCGGTGTATGAGTTCGGTCCGGAGGATACCGTGAAGGGTTCCGGATATATTTCTGCTCAGTGCTGCGGATCCTCGGAAATCGAGCTGGGGACGGTGTATGCGGCGGAGTTCGGGATCTCATTATTCTCCTCCATCGATCGGTACACGCTGAAGGACGCGAAGGTCGAGTTGTTCTATCATCTAGAGTTTGCGGACGGGTCCTATGAGACGGTTCCAATGGGAATCTTTGAGGTTTCGGAGGCGAACCGGAAGGTCAGGACGCTGGAGCTGAAGGGTTATGATTACATGCTCCGGTTTGAGCGGAGCTTTAATGGCTTTGAGACCATCGGGACGCCGTATGACTTCATTGCTCTGTGCTGTAAGGCCTGCAAGGTGGAGATGGCGCAGACGAAGGAGCAGATCGAGGCCATGACCAACGGAACGCAGACGCTGTCCATTTATACGGAAAATGATATCGAGACCTACAGGGACTGCCTTTATTACGTGGGACAGGTTCTTGCAGGCTTTTTTGTTATCAACCGGGAAGGAAAGCTGGAGCTCCGGAAGTATGGAATGAGCTCTGTCCAGACCTACGAGGCTAAGCACCGGTTTTCGTCCAGCTTCTCGGATTTCATCACAAGGTATACGGCGGTCAATTCCACAAACCGGCGGACGGAGATCGCTGAATACTATGCCCTGGAGACGGATGATGCCCTGACTATGAACCTGGGCGTGAATCCGCTCCTGCAGTTCGGGCTGGAAGAAACCAGGGAAATGCTCTGCAGGAATATCCTGAACGACATTGCCCAGATCCGGTATGTACCCTTTGAGTCGGACACGATCGGGAATCCGGCGCTGGACCTTGGGGATGTGATGACCTTTTCCGGAGGACAGGCGGACGCAAGTCAGCTGGCGGCTATTACTTCTATGGAGATCAAGATTGGCGGCAAGGAAACGCTGAAGTGCGTCGGCAAAAATCCGCTGCTGGCCCAGTCGAAGTCAAAGAATGACAAGAACATTGCCGGGCTGATGAATTCCATTGAGCAGGGCAAGATCGGGATCCATACCTTTACCAATGCTTCCGTCATCGATGTGGCGGAGACAGACAAGAAGATCATCAGCATCCAGTTCGCGACATCGGAAGCAAATCATGTCCAGTTCTTCGGGCAGGTCATGATTAACGTGGCGGCGAAGGCGGTGACGAAGACCGGGGAGGCGGCGGGAAGCATTACAATTCCGGCGTTGGCGGTAAGTGCGGCATCAGGAGCATCGGAATCAGATGGTACTGATAGCGGTGCGTCGGATTCTGCTGGCACGGGAGCTGATGATACTTCTGGGAATACGGATATGACCGGATCCGGAACCGGCGACGCAAGCGGGAGTACGGATGCGGGTGGAACGGACACAGCAGCAGGATCCAGCACAGCGGAGACAGTCATCCAGGTGACGCTGCCGGTCACGATCGAGACGGACGGACAGGCGGAGGGGATCATTACCTATGAATTCAATGACACGAAGCTGACGACACCGGTGCCGGTGGAGACCTGGCATTCCGGGAAGCATATCCTGAGCCTTTATTATCCAATCGAGAACGTCATTGCCAATTACACGAATACCTTCAACGTGTATCTGAGGATGACCGGCGGAACCGGAAGGATAGAGATCGGAGACATTATCGCATCGATCAGCGGACAGTCCATGGCGACGAAGGAAGCCTGGGACGGCAAGATCGCAATCGATGAGAAAATCCAGCCCTTCAGGCTGACGGCAGCGATAAGGCCAATCGCATTTACGGAAGCTATGGAGAAGGAAGTAAAGTGGGTCGTCAATTATTACTGGAGCGACACCATCACCGGAAGGCAGAGAGTCGGCGCCTTCGGGCAGATCATAGAGACGGGAGGTACAGCATGAAATTAAAGGGTAGGATGACCATCGAGCTCACAGATTCCAATACCGGGGCGGTGGAGACGGTCACGGAGGAGAACATGATCACGGAGGCGGTGAACGACCTCTTTGCCTACAATCCCTTCGGAATCCACTACACGACCGGGGATACGATCAACGAGGTGGAGTGGTACAAGACCATGCTGCCGATCTGTCCGAAGCTGATCGGCGGGATTTTATTATTCTCAAAGCCTCTGACGGAGGATGTGACGAACATTTATCCGCCAACTGACAATCCGCCGGTAGCCTATGCCTCCAACAATGTGAATTCAACGGCGGATGTGGCAAGAGGGAGCCTCAACCAGTCTGAGAGCAAGGCACTGGATAACGGCTACAAGTTCGTCTGGGAGTTCACGCCTTCCCAGGGAAACGGAACGATCGCAGCCGCGGCGCTGACATCCTGCTGGGGCGGAACGAATGCATTCGGAAGCTCCGCGGGGACCAAGGCGACCTTTCAGATGATGAAGAGAGTGAATATCGGGGATGTGGCGGACGCCAGGAAGCAGATGCTCTTTAACGCAGTCGCCTTTGACTGGGAGAAGGAGATCCTGACGTCGATTACCTATAAGGATTCCGCGGTTGTGATCCGAAAGCTCAGAGTCCCGACCTTTACCATCGGGCTCAATGAGCAGCTGAACGATTCGACGACCTCGATTCTTGAAGAGAAATCCGTGGCGACGACATCCTTTGTCTGGGGTGATGACTACAGCGTCTGGGGAGATTTCTTTGACGGAGGCGACGGATACTGGTACGGATTCTCTTCAGAGGGAAATTCGTCCGGCAATGCAACGGTCACCTGGGTGAAGATCAAGAAGGATGATCTCACGATGACTGATGGCTTCTGGACACTGACGAAGGCCTATCTTCACCGGATCGGGACCAGGGATGAGGCGTCGAGCTACCCGGAGAGGACCATTTATTCCGTGATGCGGGGCGGCTATCTTTATGTGGTGGCTTATAACAAGAAGGGTATTTACAAGATCAATGCCAACAATCAGACGGATGTCACCCTGATCCCGTTCGGATTTACCTCTGCCTTAAAGCCGCTTTGCGAGTCCGGCAGCTGCGAGGTCTATATGACGGTCGTGAACGGGCTGATCATGGGATGGGACTTCATCCTGGACGCGTCAGATAAGGTGACGAAGGTCGGAGGAGCGGTGCGGCTGGAGGATGCGGCTTCGCCCATTTTCCAGTACAAGAACTATCTCGTACAGTGGGGAGGCTCCTACGGGAATGAGTACCGTACGGTCTACATCCTTACGCCGTATCTGGCCTCTATCAACAACCTGTCCCAGACTGTGGAGAAGACAGCGGAGAAGACGATGAAGATCACATACACGCTGACACAGGAGACGGAGACACCGGCATCCTGACGCGGAATATTATTTTGAACCTGTAAACAGGCAGCTCCTTGTGGGGCTGTCTTTTGTTTTGCCCGGAAAGGCGAAGGAGGTAGCGATGAAGGAGTTCTGGAACATTATTCAGGCGGAGTTTGCTGTCGTCGGAGGATGGCTTGGCTGGTTTCTCGGAGGGGCGGACGGGCTTATATATGCACTGATTCTTTTCGTAGTCTGCGACTATATCACGGGCGTGATGTGCGGGGCGGCGGACCACAAGCTGTCCTCTCAGATCGGCTTCAAGGGAATCTTCCGAAAGATCGTCATTTTCATCATGGTGGGGATCGGAAATGCGATTGATATCCATGTGCTGGGGAAGCCGGGCGTCTTGAGGACGGCAGTCATCTTCTTTTACATCTCGAATGAAGGACTGTCCCTGGTGGAGAACAGCGTGCATCTGGGGCTGCCGGTGCCGGAGAGTCTGAGAAGAGTCCTAGAGGAGCTGCATGACAGAGACGGTAAGGAAAAGGAAGAGGAGAAGGAGATAAGAGATCATGATGAAGGGAATTGATGTTTCGAAGTGGCAGGGAAAGATCGACTGGCAGAGGGTGAAGGCATCCGGGATCGAGTTTGTCATCATCCGGGCTGGCTATGGCAGCTCTGCAAATCAGAAGGATTCATTCTTCGAGAGGAACTATCTTGGCGCGAAGACGGCAGGGTTGCATGTTGGGACTTACTGGTACAGCTATGCCAACAGCTTCCGGGAGGCTACCCTTGAAGCGAAGGCCTTCCAGAGGGTGATCGCCGGGAAGCAGTTCGATATGCCGGTATATTTTGACATGGAGGAGAAGGATCAGCTGGAGGCCGGCAGGGACTTCTGCAGCGGACTGATCCGGACCTTCTGCAATGAGATGGAGAAAGCAGGATACTTCACCGGTTTTTATACGTCAGCATCCTATGCGAAGACGGTGGTATCGCCGGAGATTCTCAGCAGGTACACTTTCTGGTGCGCTCAGTGGGCGAAGGGCTGCAGCTATCAGGGAAGATGCGGGATCTGGCAGTATTCCTCCAAGGGCAGAGTGCCGGGGATCAACGGAGACGTGGATCTCGATAAGTGCTATCAGGACTTTCCGAAAGTGATCAGGAATGGAGGGTTCAACGTATATTCTAAGAATGCCGATGTTGTCGCCGATTCTAACGGGACGACCGGACCCGCGGCGAAGGTGCAGCCTGACCGAGACCGTGTTGTGCGCCAGGCGCAGGCGTGGATCGGCAGGAAGGAAGCGGACGGAAGTCATAAGCAGATCATTGACATATATAACATCCACAAACCTTTGGCCAGAGGTTATGTTGTGAAATATACGGATGCCTGGTGTGCGGCTTTTGTGTCGGCAGTCGCAATACGGTGTGGTGTGACAGATATCATTCCGACAGAGTGCGGCTGCGGACAAATGTTGATACTCTTCAAGATTCTGGGAGAGCTGGTTGAGAATGATAATTACAGACCGAATCCAGGCGATGTGGTCTTTTATGACTGGCAGGATTCCGGCATCGGCGATGACGACGGTTGGCCGGATCATGTAGGCATCGTAGAGAAGGTGATTGGGAATATAATCACGGTCATCGAGGGCAATAAGAGCAATGCAGTCGGCAGGAGACAGCTGCAGGTAGGCGGAAGGTACATCCGGGCATACGGTGTGCCGAAGTACAAGAATGCATCAGTGCAAGCTGCACATCAGAAGCCGAAGAAGTCAATTGATCAGCTGGCCAGGGAGACGATAGCCGGAAGGTACGGTAATGGGGAGACTAGGAAACGGAAGCTGGGAAGTGATTATGAAGCTGTGCAAAAGAGGGTGAATGAGCTTCTCAAATAAAGAATATAAGTCATAGGGTGAAGCTGCTTATCGTAGAGGAATCTGCGGTAGGCAGCTTTTTCTTTTTGTCAGCGACTCCGGTCATAGAGGCAGAAATTGTCTTTACAGAGACAGGAAGGTAAATATCTTCACTTTAATCTGGAGGGCATATCCTATGACGCTAGAAGAAATGAGAGAGATTGATGTTAGAACAGTGGATCCTGAATCGCTTGTAGATATCCGTACTGTAACAGTAGATCCTGCTCTGCCGCGAGCAGAGAAGCTCAAGAGTTTTGTAAAGCAGATTAAAAATCCCTACTGCTATAAGTACGGAGATGTTATTGTGAAAATCGGTTTCGCCAATAATGGCAAGACACTAGAGGATTGTCTTGAGCAGTACTTGAGAACGAGATAAAAGGTACCTATTTTCAACTACTCCTCTGTGCTACGATTCTCTCAGGTCAAATAAATTCAATTCTATGTGGCAAAGCCTATCGCTCTTCGGATTGATGCACAGATGAAAAATCAGTCAGAAAGGAGAGATAGGGCATGCTTGCGTCTAAGAATATCTATCGTGCATGTGTTTATACTCGTTTGTCGAGAGACGACGGCGATAAGCCTGAAAGCGATAGTATAGCTAATCAAAAAGCCCTGATCAGGGATTATCTTCATAAACATTCAGAAATACAAATTGTCTCAGAACATTCCGATGACGGATTCAGTGGTGTCAATTTCGAACGACCAGGTTTCAAAGAAATGATGGATGAAATCCGCAATGGTAAGGTGGATTGTGTCGTTGTGAAGGATCTGTTGCATATAGCGCCGGCAAACGGCCGGTTTTGCGGAGCTAAACGGCCGCGATGCGGAGCGAGCGGCCACTCTTTTCTCCATTAATTCATAATCCTCTCCATAATGGAGTTAAGCCATCAATTGTGATGGTAAATACTTCATAAGGAGGGCTGATATGCTCGATTACAAAACTATCATTACCAAACGGTATGCCCTGCGCATGTCTGGTCGTCAGATTGCTGAAGACCTGGGCGTAAGCAAGTCAGGAGTCAATGACTTCCTGAAAGCTTTTGAGGCATGTGACACTCTCAGTTATCCGCTTCCTAAGGGAATCACCAACTACGGGATCGCTGAGCAGGTTTATGGCCCAGTTGAATCTGTCCCGGCAGCTGATGGGTCCGGCTTTGTCTATCCGGATTATGGAGAGGTCAATAAGGAGATGGCCTCACGGAAGAACATGACGCTGATTTTCCTCTGGGGACGGTATAAGAACCAGTGCATTGCGAATGATGCTAGGTTCTATTCATACCGCCAGTACTGTGCAAAATACTCTGAGTGGGTAGAGAATAACAGTGAGTCTCTGCATTTCAACGCTGTTATAGGGCAGAAGACAGAGATTGACTTTGCCGGAAAGACATTTGACCAAATCGACAGGCTGACCGGCGAGGCCACTACAATCGTCGTCTTCGTATCTGTTCTGCCGTATTCCCAGTACATCTACGCAGAAGGTATGCTCTCCACGCAGGAACCGGAATGGATCTCGGTGAATAATCACATGCTGGAGTTCTTCGGCGGAGTTACGCCGCTCGTGGTCTGCGATAACTGTAAGCAGGCCGTTATTGCCAACAAGGATTGGATCGAACCAGATCTCAATAAGGACTATGCGGAATGGGCAGAGCATAATGGAACGGTAATTATGCCGGCCAAGGTAAAGAAGCCCCGCTACAAAAGCTCCGTTGAGAATTCGGTAGGCATCCTTGAAAAAGGCTTCTTTCATGATCTGGAAGAAATGACCTTCTTCAGCATCCAGGATTTCAATGCCGCCCTCTGGGAAAAGCTTGACAAGCTGAACAAGCAGAATCTGAAAGGAAAAGATTACAGCCGGCACGACCGGTGGATAGAAGAAAAGCAGACCTTAATGCCTCTTCCCGCCGTGCAGTATCAGTACACGGAAAGAAAAGAGGCGAAGGTGTCCAGCGACTTCCACGTCCGCTTTGACAGCTCTTATTATAGCGTTCCCTATAAAAACGTGCATAAATCAGTCCTTATTGCAGCCACGACAGATACTGTGACAATCTCTACAAAGGCTGGCCAGGAGCTCTGCAAATGGCCCAGAGCGCGCTATAAAGGCCAATGGCAGACGGATCCTGCACACCTGCCTGCCGGCTACAAAGGAAACATGGAGTGGAATGGGCCTTATTTCAAGCGGAAGGCAGCCGCCGTTGGTCCATACACAGAAGAAGTAATCACACATGTTCTGTCGAGCCGTAAATACGAGGTCCAGACCTATCGGCAGTGCGTCGGCATACTTGGCTACGCAAAAAAGTATAATAAAAAGGCTCTGGAAGCATGCTGCAAACAGGCCTGCGATACCGGGAGGATGACCTATACTTTCATTAAGAACGCAATTCCGGGCATCGCTGAAGAAACCATGAGCCTGGCTGATACAGCCAGGATAAACGAGGAAAAGAATCAGGGGGCCTATCTGCGTGATTCATCCTCCACCAGCCTTGAAATGCTTCTTGCGCGGAGCAAGAACCTCATGGATCAGGAAGGTGGTGCCCGTAATGACTAACGGCGATACTCTCCTTCTGGATCTTGAAGCACAAATGCAGGACATCGGACTTACGCGGATGGCGAACAAGCTGGATGAGGCATATCGGTCTCCTGATTTCCTTACCAAAGACAGACTTGATCTTATTTCAGATATCCTAGCGCCAGAATATCAGGACAGGACTACGAAGCGTCTCAATAACCGCTTGCGCACCGCCAGGCTGATCGGCACACCTTGTGATATCAGCAAGTGCGTTGACAGCAATACCCGTAGCTATACGCCGACAGGCGCGCCAGCAATGCTGTCATCCCTGAAATTCATCGAGGATGGCCTGAACGTGTGCATTCTCGGGGCATCAGATAGCGGGAAAACTTATCTGGCAAAAGCGCTTGGCGCAGCCGCCTGTGAGAAATATCGCGTCAGTTATAACCGGTGTGATGAATTTCTTACTAGCCTTGTAGATATGAAGCAGTCGGATTATCCGAAATACGAGCGCAGAATCAGAAGGATCCTGAACTTTCATCTGCTGATCATCGATGATTTTCTTTTGAATACCATCGTTGATGAACGTCAGGTAAAAGTTCTCCTGGAAGTTCTTGAGAAACGGATTGAGTTGTCAAGAAGCACGATTGTCTGTTCCCAGAGGGAACCGGATAAATGGCAGGCCATGATCATGAATGATGCGGTATCTGCCGATGCAATCAATAAACGCGTGACAAAGCACTACGTGATAATGATCAAACACAAGGAATAAAGGTTTCAGGAGGGCGGCCGTTTAGCACCGCCGGGTGGCCGCTGGTCTTCGCATCAGTGGCCGCCGCCCTCCGCAAAATGCAATCTGTCCAGATTCGGAAGAAATTATATTGAGGCCGGCAATTATATTGAGAAGGTGTTCCCCTTTATGGGGGTTCGCTTCATTGCTATCAATGATAACTATGATAGCAATGATCAGAGCCAAGCCGATTCACTGGTAATTCCATTTAAGAATCTTATCAATGATGCGTATTGCAAGGATATTTCAGTAAAGATTCGAAGTCAGCTGGAAATCAAGCGAAAGAAGGGGGAGTTCATTGGGGCCTTCGTTGTCTATGGATACTTAAAAGATCCGGACGACCACAATAAGATTATTGTTGACACCTATGCGGCGGAAGTCGTCAGAGCCATTTTTAGATGGAAGCTTGCTGGCTTTAGTCAGAATAGAATTGCCAAGAAACTAAATGACAAGGGAGTACTTTGCCCGATGGAATATAAGCTTTCTCTTGGCGTGAAAGTGCAGACTAACTTTCGAGTTCATAAGCAGGCTAAGTGGTCACCTGTAACTGTAACCAGAATCCTTACGAACGAAATCTATACCGGCGTTCTTCTTCAAGGAAAGAGCAGTACACCAAATTATAAAGTAAAAAAACGCTTTAAGAAGGACAGAACAGAGTGGATCCGGATAGAGAAATCCCATGAAGCAATTGTATCGCCAGGAGAATTTCAAACCGTGCAAGCACTTCTCCAGAAGGATACTCGCATTTCTCCAGAGGCAGAAACATTATATCCTTTAGCAGGAATGATTGTATGTGGCGATTGTGGACAGAGTATGGTGAGAAAGATCGTACCATCAAAAAATAAGAGGTATGTATATTATGTCTGCTCAACGCATAAAGCAAAGCTTGGCTGCAGCAGCCATTCTATCTCAGAGAAAATCCTTGACGCAGTTGTCCTTCAAGCTATTCAAAATCAAATTGCAGAAGTAATCAACATGGAAAAATTGTTAAAGATAGCTGAGACCCTTCCCGAGAATCAGCGGAATGTGTTCAACTATGACGCTCAGATCGTTAAGTTAAAAGAAGAGATCGAGCGAGACAAGGAATTCAAATTGAAGCTGTACGAGAACCTTCAGCAAGGAATGTTGGATCAAGAGGAGTATTTCATCTTTAAAAAGAACTATGAGAAAAAAATTCGGGCTGCAAAGAAGACGATTAAGAACCTTGAGGAAGAACGTGAATCTGTTACAAAGGCTAATGCTGAGGAATACACGTGGATTGATCATTTCAAGAAGTATGAAGGTATTACAACCCTTGAAAGACAAGCCGTTGTCAATTTGATCAGCGAGGTCAGAATATACGAAGGCAAGCGAGTGGAAGTTGATTTTCTGTATGCAGACGAAATGAAACGAGCTTTAAAAATTATCCATATGGCAGAGGAGAAAAATTTAAGGGAAGTCACCAAGTAAGGAGATCACGTAATGGCAAGAAAAAGTAGAAAGCATTTGCAGACGGAGACCTCAGTTAGAGTTGAACCACCATGTGAGGATAAAGTAGCTACAGCTATTTATGCGCGTTTGTCGGTAGAGAACAGTGGTAAAGACGATGAGGGTGATTCGATAGAAAATCAAATCAGCTTCTGCAGGGCATATATTGATGAGCATCCATATCTTCGACTGTTCCAAGTATATGAAGATAATGGGCGAAAGGGCACTAACTTTAAAAGACCCGCGTTTCAGAAAATGATGGATGACATAAAGGCTGGTGCTGTCAAGTGTATAGTCGTAAAGGATCTTTCTCGATTTGGAAGAGATTACATTGAGACTGGAGCTTATCTTGAAAAGATATTCCCGTTTATGGGCGTGCGTTTTATCTCGATCACTGACGGATATGATAGCGCTATTTCCGGTGATGCAGAAAAAGCATTGATGGTTCCTCTTAAAAATATGATTAATGCAGCATATGCCAAAGATATTTCCAGGAAGATTATTACTTCCTTCCGAGCAAGGCAAGAAAAGGGAGAAATTCTTCCGGCATTTGCTCCTTATGGGTATGTAAAATCAAAGACCAAGGCATATCGGTATGAAATTGATCCAGAAACAGCGCCATATGTCCGAATGATTTTTGAATGGAAAACAGCGGGTATTAGTCATAAGGAAATTTCTAGAAGATTAACCGAAATTGGAGCAGTTACTCCGGCTATGCGTAAAGTTCAGCTTGGTATATGGAAAGCTGAAAAATATATGCATACGACCTGGTACGGAAGAACTATTATTGATATTCTTCAAAATCAAACATATACCGGATGCATCGTGTATGGGAGAATCCCAAAGTCATTGTACCAAGGTATCAAGCCGCATCGGGCAAAGCGCGAGGAATGGAGGATTATTCCAAATGCTCATGAACCTATTGTCAGTCAGGAGCTATATGACAAAGTTCAGGAAATGTTTGCGAAGAAAAAAGAGTCTACGCGAAAGAAAAATGAAACGACAAAGGACATTAGAGAAGGACAGGAAAATCTTTTCAAAGGTTTGATCTATTGTGGTGATTGTGGAAAAAGGATGCGTTTTGTCCGTTCCATTAATACAAGGAGTCATACGTCATTCGTGTGTGGTGGCTACCTGGATTCAAACTACGTGAACTGTAGCCGTCATCCTATATGGGATTCTGTGGTCAGAGATACAGTTTTTCAGGTCATCCAGCAGCAGATATCCATAGAGACAGATTTAGAAGAGGTAATTAAACGGCTACGAGGTGGCGTGGGGCAGCGGCGACTTTCTGATCAGTATCAAGGAAAGGTGAACAACCTATCTCTCCAACTGTCAAAAATCAATAGTAGAAAGGAAAAGCTTTATGAAAATCTGGTCGAGGGGATCCTTGATGAGGAAGAGTATCAATTTGCCAAAGGAAAGTATGAGGAAGAATATACCCGGCTTCAGGAAACACTAAAGGAGGCAAAGAGAGCTAAGGAAAGTTTAGATAAGGTCCTTACTATGGATGATGACTGGATGATAGTTATCCGTGAAATCAAGGATCAGACAGATCTCACTCGAGAGATGGTCGAGCTCATGATTCGCCAGATCCGTATATTTGAAAATAAACGCGTCGAGATAGACCTTAACTATCAGCAGAATATTGAAGAAGTGAAAGAAATTGTAAATCAGCTGAAGGAGGCAAGTATCGATGGATGAAGTGGTAATAGGAAAGTATATCCGTCTATCACAAGAAGACCGGGATCTAGACGATGAAAAGGCAGTCAGTAATAGCATTTTGCATCAGCGCGATTTGATTGCTAACTATATTCACAATAATCCGGAACTGTCTTCCTGCCGAGCATATGAGTTTTTTGATGACGGCTATAGCGGAACCAATTTTGACCGTCCCGCCTTCGAGAAGTTGATTGAGAAAATAAAGGTCGGAGAAATCAACTGCGTCATCGTTAAAGACTTTTCTCGCTTTGGGCGAGACTATATCGAACTTGGCGACTATCTGGAGAGAATTTTTCCGTTCCTCGGCGTTCGTTTTATCTCAATCAACGATGGTTATGATAGCAATGATTATAAGGGGACGACCGGTGGTTTGGATGTTGTAATGAAAAATATTGTCTATGCCTATTACAGTAAAGACCTCTCTGTAAAAGTAAAGACAGCAAAGATGCAGAAAATGAAACGCGGGGAGTTCCAAGGCGGTCGAGTTCCGTATGGATTGATGAAAGACCCTAATACGAAAGGTAAATTGATTGTTGATCCGGAAGCGGCAAAGGTAGTTAAGGAAATCTTTGGATATGCAATTCAAGGAAGAAGACTGGTAGATATTGCGGAGACACTCAATAAAAAAGGCTATGAAACACCCAGTGCTTATTATCGAAGAAAGCATCCTGAATCAAAATTGTACGCTAACACTTCGCATCTAAGCGGATGGACCATTATTACGGTTGAAAAAATAATTGAGCAGGAAATGTATTATGGAGCCATTGTTCAGCATAAGAGGGAAGGACTTGGGGTTGGTGGAAAGCATACAAGAAAGGTCCCTAAGGAAGAACAGATCATTATTGAAAACATGCATGAGCCGATTGTTAGCAAAGAAGATTTCATTAGAGCGCAACAGATTATCAAGAAGCGAGTAAATAAGAAGCCTGGTCAGAAACGTGATTATCCGCTTAAAGGATATGTTAAATGTGCTATATGCGGACGGAGGCTTCGATACCGCAAAGATACAATCAAAGGGAAAGATTATAAGTATTTTCAGTGCCCGCTTGCACGGTACCAGGACGGAACAAACTGCTCGAATAAAATGATCCGTGAGGAAGACCTCAATCAAGTTGTATTACAGAATATATTGACTATGGGGAGCTTTGCAGAGAAGACAGAAAAGAAAATAGCCAAAAGGAAAGCAAGTGCTGTCGAAGTACATCTGAGAATAGCAAGAGACCTGGAGAACCTTCAACGAGAACTGGAAAAGTGCAGAACCGATAAATTTACGAATGTTGATAGTTTCATGGCCGGTAATATTGATAAGGAAACATATCAAACTAGACGGAAAGAATATATTGAACAGGAGGCTGAGCTTCAGAAAAGGATTAAAATCCTAAAGAATGATTTGCAGGAACAGCGGCTAGAAGACAGTGATGATACAGCAAAGGTCGTTGAAAAGTTAAAGCAGTATTCTCAAGCAGAAGAACTGACCGCACCTATGGTTAGAGCGCTGATTAAAGAAGTTAAAGTTACAGATCCGGAACATATCGAGATTATCTGGAACTTTGATGATGAAGTCTATAAGTTCATAACGGAAGAATAAAGAAAAAGCTGTTCGCAGGTTGTGGTGTGCGGGCAGCTCTTTTTTCGTTTTAGACTCGGAAGGTGGTACTTAGGAAAGCAGGTCACAGTGATTTTTGAAGTATGTAACCTGCTTTTCACGGCTATTATGATGCCTCCTGAATTACAGAAGCCGCATTGTTCCTTGAGAGAACCTTGATGGCGTAGCCGACGACAGCGACACAACCCAAGCCGACAAAAGTTACGGTTGCAGGCCAGCCCTGGAGACTGACATTCAGGGTAGTGTTCTTGATGAGAGTCGGGAAAGCATCTGCAAGTGCTACGATTTTGTTTTCCATAGGATACCTCCTTAGGTGATAGTGGGCGATTTGCTTTATGGCTTTATACTATACCTCGAAGTATCACACGTATAGAAAGTATGTAATAAACTTTCACAGCCCCTTTATATATTGTAAAACACTGATTATAATCAAATCATGAGACTGTTTGACGACCCCTAAAAGGGGACACGAAAGGAAGCGGACTGTTATGGAAAAAATTAATATATATGTTCCAGAAAGCGTTGGGCGAATCCTCAACAGTGATGCTGCCTTGTTTGAAATATTTAAGCGTGACGGGCGAACTGTTAACAAGAATCGATTTCTAAGCATGCTCATCACAGGATACTACAGCCAATATGTGTCTGAGTTCCATGACAAATATGATTCGATTATGAAGATACTGTCGTCAGTTCAGCCTGAAAATCGCAGAATGCAGATGGCGGATGAAATCTTGAAGACGGTTATCCTTCCAGAGGTACCAGCAAGAAAAGGTAGGAATCCCAAAAAATTGTCGCTGAAACCTACAAAGGATACTGAGAGCTTGATTATTAAAATCATGACAGATCTAGGTGATACAGATTTCATTTCCCAGTATTTCTGCAGGCTGATGATGAGCTATTGCGATAGACCATTGAACGAGAGGGAGCAGATCATTTTCAGGAATAATTACGAGATGCTGGCAGCAGCCTGTGAAGCAGGTAAACCTATCGCATTCACGACAATCTGGAATAGGACAGTTGTCCATGAGGTTGTCCCCTACAAGGTTGTTGTTGGCCAAGGGGAAATGTTCAATTATCTAATATGTGCTGAGAAGAATGTCAGGACAGGTGAGCAGGAAGCAAAGAGCTACAGGCTGAACAGAATCACGAACCTAAACTATAGCAGTAAGATGGACTTCATAACAAAGCTTGTGAAGAGCTATCTGGATATGATGCTTAGGTATGGCCCACAATTCGCAATAAATAGCGATGAAGAAATCTGTGTAAAACTGACGAATGCTGGGGAAAAGTCATATAACAGAATTTATTATGGACGCCCAACAGTGGATCACATTGAACATGATGGAGATAATCATTATTACTATTTCAAATGTGCACAGGATCAGATTTTTCTCTACTTCCGAAGGTTTACCGGAGATAGCGCAGAGATAATACGACCGGTGGCATTACGTCAACAAATGCAAAGATTCCATAAAGATGCTTTGGAGCAATATTTAAGAGGGAGAGAGGATCGTGGATAACAGTTACATATATCAGTATCGATTTGAAGAACTGTTGAACTTGTTTAAAAGAAATAGACGAGATGCTCCAGATGATAATGAACAAAGCGATTCTGTCATTGATATTAGTGGCGATGTGTTCAGATATTATAGCCGAGTAATATCGACTAATGAGTCTTGGGTTAAATATACGATGGAGCGAATCATTACTAATATCTTCGATCAGGAGAAAATGCCCTATGAAGTGCCCGAGTATGATTCTGTTAGTCCTAGTGGACGTCCAAGAAAAGATAGACCCTTCTCCTTTGCAAGAAATGAAAATAATCAGAAGATTGCATATATCATATTATATGGGTTAAGGAGAGGTCTTATAGATATTCGTAAGAATATTCGTGTTCATGCAGATATCGATAGAGTAAAATTTGTTTTTATCAAAAAAGAGCACGGACAATATATTGATCAGCTCAATGAGATAGAAGAGAAAGAAGATGATTCTTTTCTTCAGTTCTATACTTTAAAGGAATTCTTTGATCAAAATTTTGGAAATGAAGAATACCAGATTTTTCTATCTTATGCTAATAAATTTAATGAACGCGCAAAGAATTTGATTGGATTTAAGACTATCGCAATGCCTACGAGCGAGGCAGTAGACAAGTTTAGAGAGAAAAAAGAGGCTTATGTCAGAGATATAAACTATGAATCCGAATATTCGATAAATCTATCAGACGATCAAAAGAGGATTATTTACCGTAATTTTATTGAGAGAGGGCTATATCGCCTTGTTACTGCGGATTCGAGCTTTGCAGATAGCTTCATCAGTTCAGAATGGTACTATGGAATCTCAACAGCGACAGGTGCAATTGATCAGACAGGTATAGTGACTGGGTATTTAAAGTCCGTGGAGCAAATGCTCTTTGAGATTATAAAACTGTACGAAGGACAAGGAAGAAGAATTGGAATAAACCACAGTAAGAAAGATTCATTTTCAGGTACTACCTATAGTAATGGGAACTTCATAAATCTGGATGAGGAGAATGAAGAATACATGGATAGTACGCTCGGATCATTAATAAGGTTTATTCGCAATAAAAATAAACAGGGCCATTTCTATAATCAGGATATCTTCGATGTTGATGAGAACACTGTGCAGTATCTTATTGATACACTGTATTCGTGGAAAGACAATGAAAGAAATGATCATCTCCATAAAGATAACCTGTATTCCGAGGAGGAAGTAAAACAAATTCGACACCAGGTATTTTTGCTGTACTATCTAATTTTAGGAAGTTTTAAGATTCCAGATTTTTATCTAGAAAAATTAGGCTTGAAATCTGATTCTATTAAGCCTGTAGTAATTGCAAGTGATGAAGAATTATTAAAAAAAATCATGAATTGGGCTAAGCCAATTGTTATGTTTGACTTACCAAAGGATTCCCAGGCCGTGGCATTTTTCTTCATAAAATTTCAAGGGATGCCGTGGGAATTAGGGCTTCAAGGATTATCGAGAGACGATGAGACCAAATATCATGATGTGCAGTGGAACTGGGCAATGAATTATACATCATCCATAACCAATAACAGTTTGAAGTGGGAATCAGACGCCGAATGGAATGAAGGATTGAATCAGATAAAAGTAGTCCTTAGAAAAATCATTTACAGTAATACAATATTAGGCAACAGGCTGAGATCATTTCCAAAAGTGTTGCTTGGTAATTCAAAAGTGGAGGAAGTGCTGTTTGACAGAAAAAATAATAGAAAAAATCATTAGTCTACCCTTGACATAAGCTGACGAGGTGCACCGCGCGGGCGCGCCGTCGTATCAGAAAATCGTCGACTATTTTGAGCCGGGCCTGCTTCTTGGCATGACAGCGACGCCGGAGCGGACAGACGGGTTCGATATCTACCAGATGTTT